AGCCCTTCTACCGCTCCATGTAGAGCTAGCGCCTGCTTGGAGGTGTCTGCGCTTTCCTCCAAGATTATTTACCACGATAAAAGCTGCATTGGAGCAGCGATCCATCTTTTCCCACTGCTTCAGCTGTGCCTCATCACCGAGCGCTACAGCAGAGGTGAGCAGCATCAGTGAGCCAATCCAAATACGCATAGTTTTGATCCTTCAAAAATTTCGGCATTAATACCCCACCCCAAACCAAATTGCCACCACCGACTCACCGGAGGGCGGCGCCTGCACGAGGTAAACGAAATGCCTGTACGCCATAGCGCAATCCACAAGATCGACAAGAAACCCGACGGCAGCCCAGCAGTTCTGCACCTGGCTTCCGCTGAGCAGGTTGAAAACCAGGCTCGCGACGACCTGATGCAGCAGTTTAACGAAAGCTACAACGCCACCACCGGCAAGGCCTGGAGCTTCTTCCATCACGAATCAGGCGCTCACCCGCTCAGCGGCTGGCTCGGCAAATACCTGGCCGGCGTCGGCGACTTCCTAAAGTTCACCACCGCCGCCGCCGAACACCTGACCGAGCTGATGGAAGAGTCGAACCTCACCACCGGCGGGCACGCCCTCTTCTGTCACTACCAGCAAGGCCTGACCGAGTACCTGGTGATAGCCCTGATGCAGGAAACCGAAGCGGTGACCATGACCGAAGAGCTGCACCTGATGACGGTGAAGCGGCTGGACCTCGACCACATCCGCCTGGCCGCGCGAATCAACATCAGCGAGTGGCAGAGCAACCCGAAGTCGAAGCAGTACATCTCGTTCCTAAAGGGCAAGCAGGGGCGCCGGATCAACGAGCACTTCCGCGACTTCAACGGCTGCGAGGAAGGAATCGACGGCCCGGGCGAAACCCGCACGCTGTTGAAGGCTTTCAGCGACTTTGTTGAGAGCGAGGATCTGCCAGAAGCGTCGGCGCGCGAGAAGACCCAGGCGCTGGTCAGCTACTCCATGGCCCAGGCCAAGCTGGGCGAGCCGATCACCCTTGACGAGCTGTCGGAGTTGATTGACGAAGATCAGCCGAAGAGCTTCTACGACTTCATCAAGGCGAAGGACTACGGGCTTTCCGAGACCCTGCCGCCGGACAAGAAGACCCTCAACAAATTCCGGCGCTTCACCGGCCGGCCGAGGGCATGTCGATCAGCTTCGAGGCGCATCTGCTGGGCGACAAGATCGAGTTAGACGAAGTCGGCGGCACGCTGACGCTGCGCAACCTACCAACTCAACTCACCGACCAACTCAAACGTGCTGCCGCCTAGCAGCCATCACTGCGCCGCGCTCTCTAGAGGCGGCGCCTGACCCGCTCCCGCTATTTAGCATGCGAGAGGCTCTTTACTTAAATTATTTTCATCTCATGAAGAATCCAACACGAATTCAAATAGTCCATTGACATTATAGGCTCCGCAAAGAAATCAGCGCCCGCCATAAACTCTTGAACTTGCATTCGAACATCGTCCGTGCTGGGCCACTGCACCACTTTATCAGCGTGCAAATCGCCATCCAAAACCTCAGCAGTTGAACCTACCGACTTGGATTTATATAAATCTCGGAGGTGCCGAACGCTGCTTAAAATTGAGCTCCATTTAAGAAGATGCAACGGCGAGATGCTGGCGGCCACAGGAAGTAGGCCAATATAGGTTTCGTAAATCTGATCGCATGTCTCCAGCAATGTTTTTATATTCATGACAGACAACTGAAAGCTTTTCGATTTCAAATCATTCTGTAATTTAGACATCGAATTTCGAAGGCTCGCGAGGTTAGCGCAGTACTCAGGGTGCTTATCCCAATGAAATGGATTAGTCGATAAAACGGCCTCAACCAATAAGGACAAGTGGCGATCGAGACCTTTCCTGAGTCTTTCCTTTTCTTCTAATGTTTGTTTTATTTCCTCTGCCTTTACCCTTTCAGAAAGCTGAAATGACAGAGCATTAAGGAAAAAACCAATCAATAACACCTCAAAAAATACTTGACTTGAAACTAGGACCTTCCCAAAAGCAGTTAGCGGCTTAAGGTCACCAAACCCTAAAGTCGTAGCTGTCACAATACTGAAATAAATACCATCAAGCCAAATAGTAACACCTTCAATTGTCCCCTTCGAAAATTGATATATAAGCCCATACAAAACAACCAAACCCAAGTAAGTAACCATATAATAAATTGGTCGCAACCTAGAAACACAACCAGAAAAAACTACCAACTTACTACAGAACCTTTGCAAAATTTTCCATTTTTCACGTAGCTTTCCTTTCTCTAATTTTTACCAATATACCGGCGAGGTGGCACTATGCCCATCACTTATGGAAGCGTTTGCAGCGGCATCGAAGCCGCGACACAAGCCTGGCGCACACTGGGCATGCGCGCCGCCTGGTTCGCCGAGATTGAGCCGTTCCCCTCAGCGGTCCTGGCCCATCACCACTCCGACGTACCGAACCACGGCGACATGACCAAGCTGGCCGCCTTGGTGCTGGCCGGCAAGATCCCGGCGCCGGACGTGCTGGTCGGTGGTACCCCGTGCCAGGCCTTCTCAGTCGCCGGCATGCGCGAAGGCCTCACCGACCCGCGCGGCGACCTCACCATCAAATACGTGGAGCTTGCAGATGCAGTTGACTATGTTCGCGCCGGCCAGCGAAAGTCCGCCAGCGTCATCGTCTGGGAGAACGTACCCGGCGTCCTCAGCGACAAAGGGAACGCCTTCGGATGCTTTCTTGGCGTGCTTGCTGGGGAAGACTGCGAGCTGCAGCCTTCAGGGAAGAAATGGCAGGACGCTGGTTGTGTGTATGGCCCCAAAAGAACAATCGCGTGGCGGGTCCTGGACGCCCAATATTTCGGCCTGGCCCAACGACGCCGTCGTGTGTTCGTTGTCGCAAATGCTCGAAACGGGTTCGATCCCACCGAGGTACTTTTTGAGTGCGAAGGCATGCGCCGGGATACTGCGCCGCGCCGAGGCCATGCGGAAGCTCCCGCCGGCACTCTTAGAAGCACTGACGGTGGCGGTGATGTTGACCACGCAGTAGCTGGCCATCTTCAGTCAACCGCATTTGGAGGCGGCGCCAACTGTGAACAGACCGAGGTAGCAACTGCTCTCAGCGCGCATCCGGGCGGCACACGGATGGATGCTGAAACCGAGACCTTCATAGTCTCAGCGCCTCTCACCACAAACCCATATGGCGACCACGAGAGTCGGGAAAGTCTTCTTGTCGTGGCGGGCACATTACAAGCGAACGGGAAAGCGGCCGGAAGCGCAACCAATCAGGATGCCGAACAACTGGAAATGAAGAACGCGCGCACATAAGTTTCGCACCAGAACTCTTCTCCCACTCCACCGCCCGGGCATGGCCCGGCAAGGACTCTCCATGCCTTACAAAGCAGTGCTATCTAGTTTTGTCAGAGGATCGTCCAATCTCTTCTCGAGTAGGCATGGTCCAGTCGGAGGGCCGCCTGTCATGAACCGACTCCTTCTTCGGATAGCCATCGATTCCAAAACCGATCAGATAAATGGCAAACGCAGCACCGGCCAAAACTGCCCTCGATGTAGGCGAGGCGTCTTTGGAGAACCCTCCAGGCCCGATCGCAACCCAGCCACCACGAAGATAAGCGAACACAGCTTGACCAAACCAGGCTTGCAGCATCAGCACGGTCCAGAAATTTCTCCAGTCCCCCGCGAATCTTACAGTCGCGCTCACCAGCGAGGCGGCAACCATCAACAGTAGTATCAAGTACCGGTAACGTTTCAATAACCCCAGAGCGCCATTTTCCATTTCCATTCAGTTAATTCCCTCACCTATCACGAGGAGCCAGCGGCATGGCCTCATCTGCCCAAATCATTACGCCAAAAAATACTGAGTTCATGTTAGGGGATAAAGAAACTGAAAATGCAACTATCGGCATGACGGTCGTGAATGCCCATGATTTGATAACGAGGGAGGATGCCGCAGTACCAACATTTTCCAAGGTGATGTAAAAAGTGCAGCTGCCATTTCAAACAATCACTGGATTCCGGCGAACACATGCAGATCATCCGTACTGGAACAGTTTTAACTGGCGAATATGCCGGTTGGACGATAAAAATTCTGGATGACCGCGCCGGTGAAACTGGTGGCTATTACCTGTTCTTGGTGCAGGACGAATCAAATGGTTTCGATTCTTGGTTTGAACTCATAGAGCAGTTGCAGCAACAGATTTCAGAACTCAACGTTCGCTGGAATTAACGCCTCACTCATTCGCTTCATCTACCCCCTACCCCTTCAAAGTAAGCCGCTATAGCGGCAAGGAGCAGTCATGCCCGAAGAAACTGTTTTGCCAGTCGCCCAACCCGGTATCGAGTACGCCTACTCAACCAATGGCGAAGACTGGACCGCAGACTGGTGCTCGTTCATCAGCAAAAACGAAGATTTTTCACCGGGCGACGAATGCCAGCGCGGCGAAATGCACTATGCAGACCCCGCTGAGTTTGTCGATCCAGACGCAGTGATCGACGCCATGGCCAACAACGCAAGTTCAAGCGACCTCGGAGAGTGGGCAGACGACTTCCCAAACGTAAGCGCCGATGCCAAGCAAGAGCTGGAAGACCTGCTCGATGCTTGCGCTCGCAAGAACTGCGACTGCTCGTTCTACCGCGTAAAGAACATTGAAACATTCAAGATCGCCCACGAGGACCTGGAACACCTGGACGAGGTGACGCCAGCTTCAACAGGGTGGTGTTCGATCCTCCGCACTTAGTGCGCGCCGGCTGCGAAAGCTGGCTGCGAAAGCTGGCTGCGGCTCAAGTATGGGATCCTCACCGATGAGTGGCGCGACGACCTCTGCAAAGGGTTCGCCGAGTGCTTCCGCGCTCTGAAGCCAGGCCAGTTCCTGATCTTCAAGTGGAACGAAACCCAGATTCGGGTCAGCGAAATTCTTGCCCTTACCGATGAGCAGCCGCGGTTTGGCCACAAATCCGGCAAGCGCGAGAAAACGCACTGGATCACATTTATGAAGGGTGCGAAAGATAAATAGTCGGGAAACCGCCCCCCTGTACATCAACCATCGAGGCTCACCCCACAAGGAATGCCTCATGAAACATTTCGCAGAAGCAGTCATCGCAATTGCGTCAGTACAAACTCGCAAGTCTAGGAATCGCTTCTTCCGAGAATACGACCGATGGACAGACCGCCTGCTTCGGCTTGCCATCATCGACCTTGAAGAGCGCCAGGATTTGCGGCGGCACATCGCAGGGGCATATCTCGCAATCTTGATGTAGATATCCCGAATCCCTTCTCTATAAGCCTGCCGGAAAACGGCGGGCTACCTTCTGCCGCCCAGCGCGGCAAGGACACCTTATGTTGCGCTTGCGCTGGGACAAGGCGCGGGAAAAAGCTCAGCAGAACGCCATCGAACAAGGCGATCCGACACTCGCGACCAAAATTGGAGGGTTTCAGTTCCGCGACATACGGCCGAAGGCGGCCTCGGAAATCATCGATATCGGCGATGCAAGCCTGCTGCGGGGACACAGCAAACAGGAGATCACCAAACAGCTTTACAAGAGGATCGGTGCGACCGCCAAGCCCTCCAAATAGGCAAAGTTTCGGAACGCCTGCCAAAAACCGCCTTTTCCTGCGCAAACCCCAGAAACGCAAAAGCCCCGCAATCGCGAGGCTTTCGTGTAAATCTTGGCGGGAAACCAGGGATTCGAACCCTTATATAAGGTTCAACCCAATACCTCCTCAAGAGCCATTACGATAGCTTTAAGCTGCACCTTAGTCAACATCAATGAATCCGGGCCCTCTGCCAATGAAATATTACCGTAGCCCGTCGTCGCCCCAAAGTTTGCAAAGGTGCAACTCGTTGCATGTTAAGCGTTTGCACCTTAACGAGGGGAGAAACTCAGGACAAAATACCTGAGCCAAGCCCGCCACCCGGTTCGGTCTGACGATCACTTGCGGTACTTTGCAGTCTCAGAGCGTGCTCGCATG